GGATCAAGCACTCCAGCCCAACCTCCGCCGCCGTCTGCCGGATCGCCGCGTACTGGTCCGGGTCGCTGACTGCGGTGCCATTCGGATAGCGACGATAGGCTCCGTCGTAGGCCACCACGCGGTCTGCGATGTTCGCCATCCCACGGATACATTCGGCAAGGTCGCTGGGACGCTCATCCCACCATGCCAGCGCGGCGGTTATCTTCACAGCCAACCTCGATTGCAGAGTTCGTACCACCACGCTCGGTCCCACGGTTGCTCGGGGTCTGGCAGGTAGCCGAGACGGTCCATGATGAACGTCCGAACCGGCTCCTCCTGGGCCCAGTGAACCAACGGGATCGGGAAGCCCATCTTGTTCTTGCGGTCGATGATCTCATCGGGCACGACGCCCCTGACAGCGGAACGGAGATGCCGCTTCCCGACTCGCCAGTAGGGCGGCAAGGACAGGGCATAGTTCACGATGCGCTTGTCGGTGAACGGTGCGCGAGCCTCAAGACCGAACGCCCCGGTCATCTGGTCGTCGACCGCCAGCAGGTCCGGCAACCGCTTGTAGTCATAGGCGAGCGCTTCGGGCAACGTCGTCGGATAGTCTGGCGGTAGGTGGTAGTCCTCGTATCCCTCCGGCGGCGCTTCGCCAGCGACGATCATCTGCCGGGCGTAGCCACCGAACAACTCGTCGGACCCCTCGCCCGAAAGCGCCACATCAACGTACTGGCTGACGTACTTGCTGACCATGTACTGCCCGAACGTGCCCATGCCCATGATGGGCGGGCGGAGATGCGTCTGCATCTGGTCGAAGTTCTCGACGAAGTCCCGTGGCGTGATGAGGATCTCGTGGTGCTCTGGGTGTGCGACCAGCCGTGCCCAGTGCCGCTCATCGAACCCCTCGAGGTCGTAGTAGCCGGTGAACGTCGGGAGTTCCCTGGGTGCCAGTGAAGCGACCGTCGAAGAGTCGAGTCCTCCAGAGACGAGGATGCCGACCTTCCCATCGAGACTCTCGGCGACAGCGGTCCGAATGAGATCGAGCAGCATCATCCCTTCACCGTAAGATGGCTGAACGTTTCGCTGACGCCATACCGCTGGTACCACTCCACGGCTGCGGCAACCCCATCGAGCAGCGGCGTTTTCGCCCGCCAGTTGAACTCCTGGTACGTCTCAGACGGGTCGAGCAAGAGCGTGGCCACGTCATCTGGTCCACGGGGGATCAGGGTCGGGGCATCGAATGGAACGCCCATCTCGTGACCGACCGCGTCATAAAGCTCCGCGATGCTCGTATCCGTCCCCGATGAGACGTGGTAGATACCGGCACCAGCGGTCAACGCCTTGGTCGCCACGCTGACCAGGTCATCGATGTACACGAAGTCACGTCGGCTATCGACGACCGTGCAGGGCTCACCGGCCTCGAGTCGCTTGAAGAACGTCGGGGCCGGGCCCGACAGGTTCCGTGGGCCATAGATGTTGGCCAGGCGGAGCGATACGAACGACAGGCCGCTGTCTCGGATGTACGTCTCGCCGGCGGTCTTGGAAACGGCATAGGAGCCACGAGGATCCAACGACGCATCGACCATGATCGGACTGGCTGGGTTCGGCCCGTAGCACAGCGATGTCTGGAAGTAGATGAGCCTGGCCTCGGTACGGTGGGCCTCTCGGATGACGTTGATCGTGCCGAGCACGTTGGTCGAGGCGTCCCGCTCCCAGTTGTTACGGTCCCGGTAGCTAGCGGCGCAGTGGTAGATGGCATCCCAGCCACTGCGAACGTCACCGATGACGGTTTCCAGGGGATCCCGGATGTCACCGATGAGCAGTTCGCCAGCTCCACGCCAGTCCTGTTCATCGGAGGGAAAGTTGGCGATTCGACCCGTCGAGAGGTCATCGATGCCAACGACTTCATGACCCTGCTCGAGTAACCGTTCGGCCAGGTGCGACCCGATGAACCCAGCCGCTCCCGTGATGAGGATCCTCACGTAGTCTCCCTCTAGAACTTCTGGTTGATCTCGACTTGAGCTCGGATGTGCTCTGGTAAGCGCGGATTCGCGAGTAACTCTGAACAGAGGTTCTTCGCCTCGGCATGATAGCCGAGCCACCAAGCCGCGATGCTCCGCTCGAATTTCAGGCCCCAGTCCCAGACATCGGTGTGGATGAACAGCACATCCGTGTTGTGGACCGGCACGAAGCTCGAGAGGGCATAGGCCATGTGGTGCTGGCCGCGAGAGTTGAAGCCACGAGCCAGGGCGCAGACCGGTTCCATGCGGTTCGGGCGTGACTCCCAGGACTCGATCAGTTCGGCCATCTGGGTCGGCCAGTCCTCGCACAGCATCGCCGCACGGAACTTGGCGTAGAAGACCTCTTCCTCGAAGCCACCGAGCTTGGCTCTTTGAAGAAACATATCGCGGGCCCGTGGATCGCCGAGACTGCTGTACGTCTGGGCCAAGTAGTAGGTATCGCGCTCGTTGTTCGGGTTCTCGGCCAACGACTCTTCCAGGAACTTGGCGTGCATCCGGAACTTCTCTGGGCTGCTCCGGTTGATGGGCAGCATGTCGATGGTCACGTCATTCGTCGGCGTCGAGGTGTAGCCGCCATCCTCGCAGGCGGTGTACTCATGAACGCGGCCGATTGATAGCCAACCCTTATCGCCACGAACCAAGAGTGGGAGCCGATACGAGAACGCCGTATGGCCGCCCATCTCGATGGTGTAGGCATCCACGCCGCCAGGCTCGAACCCCTCCTTGATGGTCACGGCCATGTCCGCATCCATCAAAAGTAGCCAGTCGGCTGTCCCGCGTGCCCGAGCGAACGCGAGGCTACGGTTGTGACCGAAGTTCTGCCACTCGTCCTCGTAGAGCGTGCCGGGGATGCCCTTGAGCGTCTTGCGGATGTACTTCTGCGTGCCGTCGGTGCTACCGGTGTCGCAGATCGTCCAGTGGCTGATGTACGGCTTGGCCGCCGCCAACGTCCTGGGCAGGTCCTCCATCGCGTCCTTGACGATCATCACGAGCGCGTAACTAGGCATCAACTCTCCAGGAGCGTTCCACCAGAACCATCCTCCAGTTCGTATGAACCTGAATTGTCCTCAAGCATCAGGAACAGGGTGCCACCACCAGCCTCGGCCGGCTCCTTGATGAAGATGTGAGCGCCGACATTAGGGTATGACGCGCTCCACGTTGCCGATAGCGCACCGACTGTCGTAACGGACGAGAGTGCCTTGTGCGAAGCGTGGCTCCTGCCCCAAAAGTCTTCAGTGGCCGAAGGGCCAGCCGTATAGCCCGATGGGTCTGCATCGGTCATGCCATGGCCGATTGCATTGAATGCACCGAACGTCAAGTCGTAGCCGTTACCTGAGGCCCATGACCCAAGTGCCGGGAAGTCAACGGTGGCGGACTCGGCGTTGAGCGACCCGTATTGCGCGGCGGCTGGAGTGGATGTGGAAGCACCAGAGAAGGCGTACATGATCGCCATCCCGCCGCCGCCGGACTGATGAACCAAGGTTAGGCTGGACCCAAGCGTCCCATCATCGACCCGCCAATAGATACTTTGATCGATCTTGTATGGTCCTGAACTGCGAGTGTCGTTGAGGAGTAGTGTCCAGTCGGTCGGTGTGTAGAAGCCCGTAAAGGTATAGGCATGGGCCGCCATCAGCACCAGTACGTCGCCGGAAACGTGGCCCGTTGGATAACTGATGACCGTCTGGGAATTGGCATAGTCGGCGGCTTGGGTCGGGGTTCCGCGCAGGGCGATAGTCATCAGACGAACCCCTTGTTACCCGCCCGAACCACGGTGGATGTGACCATGCGCTGGTGGCCGTAGTTGAGATGCGTGACGGCTGGCTCATGCAAATGCCCGGACTCATTACGCTGTGAGAGCCTCGTGATGACCTCCCAGTCGAGGTGATGCCACGCTGTGAGCGTGTCTGGCAGCGGGCAGGGTCCAAGTCGAGATGGGTCGAACTTCACGCAACCGAGCTGGACGCGGAGTTCCCCGAAGATGAAATACTCGAAGCCGCACCAGGGCCGCTCACAGGCCCAGATCTGCTGCACCGCACCAGGCCACGGCAAGATGTCGTGCTCCACGATGATGAACGGCTTGCCCTCAGCCCACAGCCGCCGGAACAGGTGGTCGTAGGCGTAGTCGGCATCAAGCGTGCCGTTCATCCGCTCATAGCGAGGCTCGAGGCCCTGCATCTGGAGGTTGAGCCGCATCGCCTTATGAACATACGGATCGCTGACATCGTTGGTGAACGGGACCACGATGTTCGGCTGCACATCGTCCGGATGCCACTTGTCGGTCGCCAGCATCAGGAACTCCACTATGCGACCTTCGTCAGGACAAGGCTGCTGCCGGACATGATCGTGGCGACGGCAGCGACCTCAGCACCCGCGTAGAGCTCCAGGTTGCCATCGACAGAGCAGACGAACATGCCCTCGATGACCCAGAGCATGTCAGCCCCAGCCGTGTCGACCGAGGTGTTCGGGCCGGCGGTGACGTTCTTGGAACGGACAGCCATCGTCGCGTAGGTACCGACGGCACCACCAGCCGTGCTCTGGTCTGCGGCGAGGCTGGCGGCCGTCGAGAGCTCCTGGGCGTAGTAGTGGTTTGCCACGAACGCGGTCACGGTCCCCGAATGGTTCACCGCGAACTTGGACCCGGTCGTAGACGCGGTGCCCTGGTAGCGGATCATGTACTTGAACTGGAACGTCCCAGTCCCGGTCGTTAGGTCAAGGCCAGTGATCTTGCGCATCGTGGTCGTCGTGCCAGCGCCCTGATCGTTGGAGTCGAGGTTCTTCACA